CGTTATCGCCAGTATTACCACCAGTATTCATAGCAGTACGCCCAGCAGCATCAGGATCATTTCCTTCACCATCATCGGCCCCTCTCAAAAACCTACCCCGAAAATCTGGAAGATGGAAAGTTGTACTTCCATCACCATTGCCAAAAGCATCTCCTACATTGGCATATAAATCAGCATATGTAGTTCTTGATATTATACTACCATCACATATTAACCAACTATCACTGGGCGCTGCAGCACCGCCATAAGGCATTATGACACCTGGTGGGAGAAGATCCCCACTATTAAATTTCATAGTTCCATTTTGCATTTTAACTTTATTTGTCATTTTTATCTCCGTTTTTATTCATCAAAATATCCATTTCCAACTGTACTCAAATCATCTATAAAAGCAATTACATTTATGTTAGTACAATCATTAAAGCTTTTTGTTCCTGTTTGTTGATCCCCTATTAAATATCCTAATATTGTTGAGTGATTAACCTCGCTTATATTACTAGAAAAAGTATTTGTATCATCAATATTAACTTCTGTTTGGTTATTATATGTTTTATCTTCTCCATTAAATCCATTATTAGCAATACCATTAATGATATTAACATTATATTTGCTATTGGTATTATTTCCAAACTTAACTACATCGGTTGTACTATTACTATCACAATCAATTTTTAATTTAATTTCAGCATTATCAATAAAGTTTTCTGATAATACAACATCGGTTAGTCCTAATGGTGATATAGTTTCATTTACATTTATTTCAAAATTATAATATACTTTTAATAGATAAGAATTTGTACCATCATTATATGCAATGAATAAATAATTATTTAATAATGATGCAATATATCCATTAGTTATTACACTACTTGTAATAGTATTGGTTGACCAGATTGTTCCATTATCTATTGTGTTTGCTAAATGAGTATCATTCCCAGTTGATTGATCAAATCCTATTATTTGGGTTATACCTGTTGCTGATGATATATATTCATTATTGGTATTTAATTCCATATCAAGATAATCAAAAGATCCACCAGAAACATTTAATGCTGTTGATATATTTGTTAATGTATATCCACTAGTTTCTATCTCAGCAAACTTGATGGTATCTTTTGCGGTATTAAAATTATATGCAACATAGACTGGATTTTCTCCAGTATTTCCAGAAGATAAAATAAGTTTTGAATAATATCCTTGATCTGTTCCTGTTGTCAATTCTTTATTTGTTATACCACCAGTTTGTGTAGGATCTCCATATCCTAAATAAAGAGAAACTGTTCCCGTGACACTTCCTGTTTTACAATATGTAACATAGGATATATCATCTTTGGCGACAATGCTATAATCAGTGCTCGATAATGATTCAGTATCTATATTTTGTTCTGATATTAATGTCCAACCACCACTTATGTTTCCTTTAAAGACTGTTAAAATTGTTGCAACAGAATCGTATGATAAAATATATATATTATTACTATCAGTAGCAAATACTTTTGGGTTATCATAATCACTAGACGTTACATCTTCAACAGTAAAAGAATCTGATGGTGATGATATATCCATGGCATGGAATTGAATGCCGCCAGTTGTATTCGCCACAATATATAAATACGTTCCATCTATACATGTGCTCACATTATCAAAATTACTAGCACTACTGCTATATGATGACCCAGTTTCTAAATAATATACATTGTTTGTACTGTCATAATCATAAAAATCTACAGTAATAGTTCCGCTATCGACATAGGCATGATATATTTTATTGCCATATGATGTGGTATGAAAATCTGATGAATCAAATATATCGATAGTATTATCGAAACCTGTTTCTAAAATATTCTCTTTAGTATTTTTTACAATAGAGTTTATAGAATATTTTTTACATATTTCTCCAGTATCACTAAAAGCATGGACAACATCGTTAGCTACCATTGATACTTGATCGTTTATATTTTCCCCATTTGTTCTTTGTGTATTCTCACTTAAAACTTCAAACTTACTGGAAGTATATTCGTCTACAGTCAATATGCTATCATTTCTTGTTCTTATTTCAAGATTTGTTGTACCATATTTTATACTGGCACTTCCCATTGTTTCTATTCTAACATTATCCCCAAGTATTTCAATATTATTATTAAGATTATAATGTCCATCTATTTCATCAGCATTTGGTTTTAATGCTATAAATTCATTTTCGACTATTGATACATAACTATCTCCAGGAGTTTTTAAATAACAAGTATCTTGTCCAGTATCTACATTGGCAAATAATTCGTCAAATTGTGTTTGAGTGCTTATAACTCTATCTGCATAAAATCCTGCTGGCACACCATTTATTTCCAAACCAGCAATATTTAATGGTAATAAAGTTCCATCTCTTTTTTCCAATGAGAATTGGGTATTGGTATCATCCCATTTTAACATAGCAGAATTATCTAATGATAATGAACCACTTTGTCCTGTTATAGTAGAACCAGTTCCACTAATAAATACTGGATTGAATGATCTAAATGTAGTAAATGAGTCTGTTGACACCGCAATAATTCTATAATATCCATTTATTTCTTCACCAGTACCTTCTACTATACCCCGTGCTTGAACATAATCATTTGGTGATATTACAGACGATAATGTAATACCAGTATCAAGAGTTACTGTCCATGTATCAGTATCAAGAGCAGAATATTCTTCTACTTGTGTTATTGTTACACCAGATATATCTTCTAATCTCTTAACAGAATAAAATCCATCTGAATTTTCAGATGTTTGTGTTATATCAAATAATAATAAAATTTCATCATCAGCAATTCTTGATATACTTAAAGAAGAACCATCAACAGTATCAAAAGTTACTTTGCCTACTCTAACATCCCCATAGTTTCCATCTTCGTCTTTTAATTCTAATGTATTAGTAGAACCATTATATGAGAATTCAAAATAATCTGATTCATCTCCAGCATTATTAATTTTTATACCTTTAACATTTAAAACAGCAGACTTATATATATTTGTCCATGATGTAATACCAGCATCAGCGGGTTTCCAAAAGCTTCCAGTAGTTTCATCCATATATAATATATTGTCTTGACTATCAGAGTCTATTACTATTCCTGTTAGATCCGCACCGCCAGTGCTATCTGGTTCTCCACTTCCTAATATTATTTTACCTTTATATTTTTTAATATAAGATGAGTTATCAGCTAACTCTTTAATGGGAACATTACTAGTTCCTGCTAATCCGCCTAATACTAAATCGGCATTTTCAAATATATATATTCCACTATTATAAGTTGAACTGTCTCCATTATAAGTTGTCATTTTATTTCCTTTTAATTATGAATCGAATAATCCAGTGCCTAATGTTGATGATCCGTCCATTAATCCATTTACAATAATATTATCACAATCATTAAATAATTTTATCCCAGTCGAGTTATCATTAGTTCTATAATCCCCTATCAACAATGTATTATCCACATTACTAATAGTATGTAAATTAACATCCACTTTTTCCTTTAATGCAATGTTTATTTTATTGTTATTTTGAATTTCATTATTACATCTTATTATTTCAGTAATATTTATATTTTGTAATGATAGCAATATATCACTATTTTCTAAATTGGATATATTTACAACATTATCATAATATCCATTATCGCCGTTTATGTTTAAAATCAATTCTACATTATTTATTTTAGTTCCTGTAGACCCTGTATCAAAATCAAATAATGAACTATTGGATCCTGTTGGATCATTCATATTAATAACCATTGTAGCGCCTGGATGACATTCTATTTTTAAATCATTTCGTGCAATGATAATATTATTTATCAAATTATAATTCCCCTTTTTTATGAAAATATGATAAGGCTGCTCTATGGGTCCACCAAAAGATGGTCCAATAGTTCCATCTAACTTTATTACCAAATTACTTTGTGATATAGTATTTTTATATACATTACCACTTTGAGAAATTACAATCTTGATGTTGAGGCCGTAAAACGCACTGATGAAGGCGGCTCTATTATAATAAAACTGAAAATATCCACCAGCCGAACTACCGCCAGCATTTGGTAGATTCATTGTTTTTAGTCCGTCATAAATAGTTGTGTCGGGAAGTCCATCGCCAGCAAATGTGTCCCAAGGTCCATTTGGAAAAAAAGAGATGGCCCCATATCCACCATCAATATCACCCTGGTATGCGCCATCAGTTCCAGGATCAGTAGTGCTAAGCCACCATTTACCGCCTAATCGCAACTCAATATAGCCGCTCCATGTACTTTCACAGGGAACAAAATTAACAGCTGTATTATATATATTGCTCAAAGGACTTGTCAGATTTTGTTGAGTTCCTGTGGAATAATTTACATCGCCTAAATCATTCGGATCAGTAATCGTAGTAGTGCCACCGGCCGCGGCAGTATTAAAAATATCATTAAATTCTGTTTGATTAGTAATAACAATATCAAGTAATGGATTTGATGCGACATTTTGCTGGATTAATTGTGAAATATTTATTCCAAGTTCATCTCCATTCTCATCTACTAATTCAAATACTTGTCTTGTTTCGTTCCATTTTAAATATGAATTATTTGATCCGCCAGTTCCAGGAGTCACTATAACTTTAGTTCCAAATTGTGCATTAGCATTTTCAGACTCTTGTGATATATCAGTAAGCAATTGTAATTCAGAATCAGATACATATAGTTTTCTTAATGAATAACCTTCTGCAGATTCAAATTGAATGTTACCAGCTTGTATATTAACAATTTTATCGTTCTGATTAAAAAAGTCCATTCTCTTTTCGCCAGTTATTTCATTATTAAAATCAAAACTACTATATGAATTATCATTGCCATTATTATTAATTTTAATTCCCTGAATATTTAATATAACATTTGCGGTTACATTTGTCCATGAAGAAAAACTAGAATCAGTAGGCTTATGAAAATTACCAGATAATAAATCCATATATAAAGTACTTGTAGTGACATCTACATCTCCTACCAATCCTTCTGATCCTGAAGGCAATCCATTTCCTTGCACTAATGTTCCTTTAAACTTTTTGATATATGAAAACCTATTTTGTAAATCTACATTTGGTTTTGAATCTTCCCCATTAACTCCAGCGGCAATAGGATCCAAAGGATCAATTATATATATTTCTGTTTCCCAGGTTTTATTTCCAGTATAATTTGCCATAATTAAAATTCCACCATCATTCCGATTTCTGTATTATCTACTACATCAAAAGATGTTCCAGTTTCATCTGATAAATATTCGTCATATAAAACTTCTCCTTCTGTTGTTATGTAATTATAAGAATAATTACCAGTAGGAGTTGGCGCCGATAATACTTTTATTCTATTAAAAGAACCAGTAAAATGTGTTGTATTGAAAACAATACTATAAAAAATACTATTTATTGCGCCAGTTTGTGGAGAGTATCCGGTATCAGCAGTTACAACTTTATCCCATTTAGTATTATCTTGCATTTCTAAATCAAAAGATGATGCCGTATCGCTTAATTGTTCATATTCAGATAAATCAAAAGGTTGAATCATGCCGACTACAGTATCGTCTAAATAAATACCAACATAAATATCAGGTTTTGCAAAAATAGAATTAATATCCTCACCAGTTAAACTAGAAGAAATAGTTTTTTGCCTTTGTAAAAATGTTATTGGCAACATCCCAGCTGGGTTTAATACATCAAGAATTTTTTGATATTGATCGGGACTAAACTCTGATTTTATTATATATATAAAAGGATCTATAAATCCTTCTTTTGTATTATAAGTAATCAATCCATTATAATTATAAACACCATTATGTAGTTTAGTTGTTCCATCAGAATCTAATATTCTAAAATATCCACCGAGAACTAATAAGAAGAAAAATAAAAAATTTGATTTAAGTCCTTTGGCGCTGTTCAATCCCTTTTGATATTTTAAATATAAAATCTCATCCATTAATGTAGACAAGTATCTAGCGTTTGAATTACCAACAAACTGAGCATAAATCTGATTTATTAATGCCTCTCTTCTATCTAAATCTGTCTCGGCGTCAATAGCATCAATCCTGTTCCAAATATTCTAAAAAATATTCTATAAATTTTTTGTATAGAGGGTATTCAGTTTGGAACCAAGTTGGTATTAGTTTATCTATAAAAATTGAAAGATATTTTTTAGTGATAGCTGCCATTAATCTTATACACTCTCAGTAGTTATTCTTTGTAAATATGTTGTTGGATCTAAATAAAATATCTGTCCATTATTTAGAAAGATATCATCATCATCTGTTTTAAAATAAAGTCTATATGTATTGCTAGCATTTCCAGTATCTACTATTCCTAAATCATCACCAGTATTGATAAAAGAAATTCTGACTTGTCCTGAAAGTCCATCATCTCCAGTATTATCATCTATATATGTAATAGTATAATCTACTCCTTCGTCTAATTGAGTAGGACTTCCTGTTTGATCGTCATACTTTAAAATCTTAGTTGTATATGTAGTATCAAGGTTTTTCCCTAGAGTTATTAAATAATCTCCATCTTCTATTTTTGTACCGTTAACATCTTCATTCTCTACATGGGTTTCTTTTATCAATGAATACATTTCCATAGAAGTAATATTAGAAGTTGTTATTGTATCCGCATCATCTATAGTCGCTACAAGTTTTGAAAATTCTAAATATTCCCCAAAGTCCGAGTTTGAAGTATTGATAAAAATATCTACTGCAGAACTGGTTGCTGATAAACTAGGAGCCTGTGTTCCAGTATATCTTAAAACTGTTGTCGGTAGTAAATAAATATATTGAGGATTTTGTGTAACAACATCAATAGATACAACAGACTTTAATTCCAATTCTGTTTTAAGTTCTGTTAATTGTGTTGTAGAAAATAAATTTGATCCTACAACATCTTCGTCAGGCTTAACGGTTACAAATACTTTTCCTAATTGTGTTGGAGTAACATCTTGTCCCCCAACTGATATAGCTTTATCTACAAGAGAATTGGTTAGTGCTAAAGCAGTGTAATCGCTTGCAGTAACTGCTCTACCTTGTGTTTGCCAAAACTTAGGAGCATTGAATTTAATCTCAGCAATTGTTTCTTTTTCATCACCGCCATAACTAATAGATTGCCCGCCACTAGAATTAATAGCAACCGTAGCGGCTGTTATATAATCATTAGTATAATTTTTCCATAGTTCAGCATCAGTGCCGCCGCCAGTCCATGTGAAAGTATCTATACTATTAGCAGCAATTCCTGTAGGTCTTATATATTCAAAATCAATTCTTTCGTTTAATATTGGTCTTCTACCTAAACTATTATTACCAAAATAAATTCTATATCCAATTTCTTGCTCTTCTATAAAATAAATATATGCGTTTCCTGGATCACTATATATCGCGCCTTCATCAAATTGTTCCCAATAAGTTCTGGTATCTGTTACCGAATCATATGTATATACTTTTAGATATTCACCGACTACAGTATCTTCTATTATATATTCTTGGAAGTCTGTATTGTCTCCAGTAAATACACTTGTTAATTCTACAAGTAGCCCCTCGTAAAATAATTTGCTTGATATATTTTCGTATCCACCAGTAGCTGTTTGAATTTCAACTGGGGAACCTACATAATAAAAATCATATCCACCGCCAGATATTTTATCATATGTTAATAAATTTTGTGTAGTAGCCCCAATTTCGCTAGATATTTCTATACCACTCAAGTCGGCATATATTTTGCTAGAAGTAGAACGAGAAGGAACATAATTTAATGTCTTAATTATTTTTAAAATATTACTTCGTAATTCTGCTGTATCTAAATAATTTTCATTAATGCCTTGATTAAGGTTATAAGATAAAATATTTGTTATGTATGCTAGAAGGTCTAATAATAAACTCATATTAGCGCCTTCAACATTATAGTCTGTAAATTCAGACTGGCTTGAAATATAATTTATTAATTCTTGTTTTAATACATCGAAATCGATGGCTGTATAGGAAATTTGTGTCATTTTTTAGATCCTCTATTCATATTGTATTTTATTCTAGCAATACTCATGTTTTTTCTCATTTCCTTAGAAAGAGACATTCCCTTATTCCATGGAATTATATTTTTTTTTAATTCAGTATTTGATCGAGTCTTTATTTTAAATTTTTTAATTCTTCTTAAAACAGAAGATGGAGAACAATTAAACATTTTTGCAATTTCTATAGAATTTAATTTTTTAATTATATACAATTCTATTAATTTATCTCTATCTAATTTTTTATCTATCATACAAGATATTTTATGATTTGGCAATAAACGGTATGTTTGTTTTTGCTTTTCTGTAGATTTCCTACCCATACTACTCAATCCTATTTTTCTTTTATGTTCTTCTGATAATTTTTTTCCACTATGTATTTTTGAAAATAATTTTTTTGTAATTTCTGAATGTTTTCCAGCTTTATTTCCACCATACTGTATATTATATCCTGTTTTTCTATTTGTAGAATTATAAAATTTTATCCAATATTTTTCTTTTTCGTCGAGTAAGTCTTGCATATTGCAAGGTAGAAATTCCAATATTTCTTTTTTAAAATTTTTAGTACCATATTTTTTCAAAGCTCGTATTATCATTTTCCCAGAACCTAAATAATTTTCCCTATTAAAATTAGACTGGCCAATATATATTTTATCGTTTATAATATTTGTTGTTTTATATATTATAGCTGTATAATCCACTTGTGTCATTTTTTATTCCTATATGTAATATTTATATTAAAACCCAAATGTTGATTTGTCCAATTCATATTGATCTAAAATGTTTTGACGTTCTGATAAAAAAGTATTAATTATTAATTGTTCGTCTTCTGTTATTCCGCCAGTTACATTTTGTTCTTTTACTATTAAACTATGAGATTTATTTTCGTCTAATAAAGATATATCTAAGGCACATTGTTTTTTTAAATCCTCTTTGGTAATATTTATACTAAATTCGTCTCCAGTTTCAAATGGTGAGTAATTTTCTTCTCCAAATGTATATGCATCTGATGCTGTTATCCATGTTCCAAAAGATGAATATTTTTCTTTCATTTCATTAGATGTGTATATATCTGATGTCAACATATAAACTGTTCCCATATTTCCAGTAGAACCATCTCCAACCCCTATAACATTTATATTAAGATAATGATTCAAATAATGATTGTTTATTTGGTTGTTTGATGTTTGCATAAATAATAATGTTTTCATTTTAAATTCCTATATTACTATTTTAGATATATCTATCGGTTCTTGTATTAACCTATCTGAAAAATCTGACTTTGTATAATTATGAATTTTTAAATTATCCATAATTCCGTGCATACCATCTCCGGCCGTCCATCCAGAACCAAAATGTTGATCATTGGATTGTGTTAATCCTGGAGTCATCGTGCCAAGTTCATATGTAACATCAGGAAGTCCCTGACTAACATTATCCTTATAAAATTTACATCTTAATTGTGTGCCTAATGAATAATCATATGTAAAAGCATAATGATGAAAATCTCCACCCAAATCAAAAAATGCATCGGCAGTCGCAAGATTTATTAAATCCCATTCATATTGGTCAGCAATAGACGGAGTTTTAGCTACAGCAAATATTATATTGGAATTGGACATTCTAAAATTAATAAACATATATACATTCGACAGTGATGATGAAATAAGCCAACCAGGATAAGAGCCAGTAAATGATGATGTATGTTTATACAAAAATTCAAATGTTATTTTTTCTACATTAGTTAAAGATCCAGCTGGCAAATTCATAGTAGCAACCCCTAATGTAGTGCTCGCGCCAACCTCAAATCCATTATCAAAATTACCAACACTATATGTAACAGCCGATCCTTCCACAAGATTTTTTCCAATTTCACTATTTTCAACTTCTGAAGTAGAACCGAGTTTATTCCATAATATTAGTTTCTTTGTAGGATCTGTTTTTATATTTGTTCCATTTATTTCTGATGGATATTCGTTAAATCTATCCGAAAAATCTGTCTTTGCATAATTACAAACTTTTACATTATCTATTGACATATGAGGCCGCCAGTTATCAGACTGCCCCGCGCATCTACCAAACCTAGCATTATTAAATTCTATTGGCCATCCAGAAAATGTTCCTGTTGCGGATGTTATACTATTTTCTCCAGATGTTTCATTATAATAATATAATCTTAATTTATCAGTTGTCCCATCAATCCCATCAAGATCATAAACTAAAGCCCAATGAACTATATTATCAATAGCAATGTTGCAACTACTATTAATAGCTGTTATGGATTGAGATCCATTATATATTTGTAAGTAAGTATAAGATGGAGCATCTCTATGTAACATGGCTATATATCCACTAGACCCCGTGGGGTTAACATGGCAATTAAAAACATGTGGTTGGCTCCATACGGTAGGGTCTCCATTGACAATTGCCATGCCTTGATCGTATTTTGACCAAAATTCTATGCATCCCCTATCCCTATAAAAAATACTAGGATCTGCAAAGGATAGATAGTTGGCCGCCCCGCCAGCACCACCATCATTATATCCATTATTAAATTTAACATCAGAATGAGTAAGAGTACCAGTTATTGTCATATCTGTTCCTAATTCGCTTTTCTCAACTTCTTCTGTATTGCCTAGTTTGTTCCAAAGAATTAATTTTTCATTTTCATTTTCATATATACTTGTTCCAGTAATTTTTCCACTTGCTGGAGTATCGGCTGGGTCTCTATATACTTTCATTATAATATAACAACATATAATGTTGTTACCGCTGGTAGTTCTATTATTACATCTCCAATACCTCCAGTAGTATCGTCTATTGTAATGTTTGATGGTATAACCTTTTCATATCCATTTGATGTCAATTCATAACAATTTATTAATA